TGCTTCCTTGCTGATAGAAGGTATTTTGTCCGTTTGTACTATGCCGCGTTCAACAAGTTGGTCTGCAATGGCTTGTGAAATCTTTTTTGTTCCTGGCAAACCTTTTACTGCTTCACCTGTTTTGGCTGCCTTTAATGCTTGACCCGCGTACAGTGTTGGGTCAGCAAAAATGTTTACGCCAGCGTCAAGGAAACCTGATAGCAGTGAGTATTCTTTTGAACCTGGGGTGAATACCATGTCGGCAGCACCGCGCCCAATTGTCCACGCATGGTTGTTGATTGTTCCGCGGAATTCACGTGCTTTTTCTGCTGGCGTTTTTGCGGCTGCCCCGCCAATAAAAAATCCTGAACCAGAATCCCTACCACCAGCCATTTGTCCAAGCGACGTTGAAGCAAACCATCCGTCTACACCTGCTGGGTCGTTACCTGAAAAGACTTGTGAGCCGAGGTTTTGTGCAAGTTCTGGAGTTAGGTTTAATCCTGCAAACGCCCAACGTGACAATGTTTTTGCTTTGCCCGATACGTTGCGTTGAAACCATGATTCTTTTTTTGGTTTTGCTGGGTTGGCATCTGCAATGTATTGGCGCATACCAATTGATGATGCGGCGTCAATGGTGGCTTGTGATGCGTTTCCTTTTGCTAATGCCAAAATTACGGGGGCAGACATCCACGGTGATTGAGAATAAATTTTTGCTACGTTCTCCGAAGCCTGTGGCGTAACAAATGTTTTTAGTTTGTTTTGATTTGCAATGTTTGCCTGTGCATCTTTGATTGTGTTTTCTTCGTCAACAGGGTCAATCCAGTCAAATAATCCCATTAGTATCCTTCGCGAATATAAGAATCAATCATGTCTGCCAATGCTTCGTTTGGCGATACGGAATAGATTGCACGTAGTTCGTCAAGAATTGGGTCGCTGTTGCGTGCTCCCATATATCCACCAAGTTGTTGGGTGCGTCCTGGTCCGAACGGTGCGCCCGCTGTAACAGGTTCGTCTGGGCGTTCTGTCGGACGGTTTAGTGGTCCCATTGAACCTGGTGCTACACGTGGTTGTTGCGGTGTAGCAGTTGGTGCTACATCTGTTGGTGGGGCTGCCATTGGAACTGCGCGTTGTGCAGCCATTTGTTTTCCTGCTTCACCATAGGTTTGTCCTGTGGCTGCTTTTGCTGGAAGTTTTGCTGAGTTGCGAAGGTCTGAACGATTTGAGTATTGCTTTGCCATTAACCTAACCTACCTGCTAGTGAGAGAACACCGCCAGGTGTTCCTGGTTGTGCTTCTGCTCCTGCAGGTGGTCCCCCAAGTTGTGAAAGCAATCCTTCAATTCCTGCTGGACCTGCTGGTGCTGGTGGTGCTTCTGCACCCATGCCTGGCATTGCTAATCCAGGCATTGTTTCAGGGGCTCCTGCTGGCGCAGGTGTTGCCTGACGTTGTTGTGCGCGTTCGTTGGTTCGGCGTACAGCCTCGTGTAGTGGTACGTTTTCTTCCACTGTAAGTTTCGTCAAGTATGCAAGGTCTTCTGGTTGGTATGGTCCGTTAGGGTCAGCGGCTTGTGCCTGAATCGAAGATAGCAATGCTGCTTCTACTGACTCTGCGGTGATGCGGTCCTTTTCCAACTCTGGGTCTGAGATGAGTGGGTCGGCTTCGCGTGCGGATTCTTTTGACATGAGTCCTGTTCCGAGGCGCTGTCCAAGTCCAACGATGAGTCCGTTGACGTCTGCACCTGATGATGGATAGTTTACGTAGTGGAAGTCTGTTTCCCAAATTTTGTTTGGAACATAGTCGATGCGTCCGCTTGATTGGCGTCCTGGCATGAAGAACGATTTAGACATGTTGCCGAAATACGATTTCTCCAAAGCAATAGCAATCTTGTCTTCTTCAAGGAGTGATTGGGAGAAGATTGATTGTGCTTCTTGCACGCGGAAGTCTACGGTTGCTGAGAGGACTGACTCTCCACGGCGACCTGTACGGATGTTGGTTCCTGATTCGCCACCAAACTCGGCAGGGATTGCACCTTCAAGACGCTCTTGGCGTTCGAGGCGGTCTAGGGCAACATCGGTTTTGTATCCAGGGTTTGATTGCAACTGTTGAATGTCGCCACCCTTTACAACGCCAAGTTGTCCTGTCTTACCATCGGCAATCTGCAAGATTTCTGGGTTCTCACCTGGGCGTGCTACGAGGTATTCGTCTGGGAAGATGCCGCGTTCGATAGCGATTTCGGTGAGTGCTTGCAAACGAGCACGTGTGTAGTACATACCCATAACACCGTCGAACTGTCCTTTTGGTAGGTCAAGGGTGATGCGTTGTGGTACGACTGCTAGTGGGATTCCTGCACGGTTAGGGATGCGTTCTAGTTCTACAACTTCTAAACCTGAGCGTTCCTCTGGTGAAAGTGTTTCGGTGTTCTCTGGTCCCATTACACAGCAAATGATTTCGTTCTCATCAACGTATTCAAGGATTACGTATTGGGTGTCGAAGCGTACTTTGCCCATGCGCAGGCGTCCGATGACTTGTTCGCCGTAGTTGGAGATAAGCCATGATGCTGGCTTCATGTAGGTGAAGATGCAGTCGTCTGGGACTAGGTTATCTGGGTCATCCGATGGTGCGGCGTATGTATCTAATGGGTTTCGTACTGACCATTTTGGTGAAAGGTTCTTGAAGTCTGGGCGCAGCATGACTGGGCTTGACGAGTATGCAAGAAGGTGACGTGCGCGGCGTCGCATTTTCAAATCCATTTTGTTTGTATCCCACATGGATAGGATTGCTTTGCGGCGGGTGCGTGATAGTTCTTTACTTCGCTCGTTGCCTTCTTTTACTGGCGGGAAGTATGGCATCGGCATGGTTGATGCGACACGCATAGATGTCTGGTCCAAGCCTTGTACGAGTAGGTTGGCTGTTGAGGTGCGTGCGTTGCGGTCTAACTCGTTCAACGGTACGATGACGTCGCCGTTGGCTAGGTCGCGGACGCGGCGCATTTGTGCGAGCACTGGTCCTTGTGTTTCTCGACGTGATTTGTAGAGACTTACAATTTCTTCGACGGTAATTGCCACTAATCAACCTTTGCGATGTTAAACCTGGTGGTTATAGCATACACAAGTGTTATATCCATGAGGGTCGCCACTGTCTTGGTGGACGTTTTATTGTGGTGAGGTTCGGTGCGTGTAGACATGCGAACCATAACGCCATTGCTAGGTCGGTTCCGTTCTTTTTGTCGCGGGTCCACTTGCAAAGTTCGTCCACGAGGGCGAGTGTCTTCCAGTTTCCGCGCATTGTTGGTAGTCGGAGTGCGCCTGAGCGTGCAAGTGTTGGGATGATTGCTTCGATTCCTAGGTTTTGGTCTAGTTTGTTGCGGGCTGTGGTGTGCGGGAGGATGTTGACACCCCATTTGGCTGTCCATTTGCGCACAAAATCGTGTTGGAGTAGGAATCGTTGGGCTGCGTTGATTTCCACGATGATGTGGGAAACGGGGTAGCCAAGGTATTGGGCGCGTTCGCACCATTCTTGGAGGATTCCTGTGAATGAGCCGTCGGTTGTGTTGTATCCGAGGAGGTTTTCTGCTGTGAGTTTGGTTCTTTGGATGTCTACGATGTGATATAGGTTGTGTTCTGGTTGGTAGAGCATCCAGATGAGTCCCCAGAATTGGGTTGGGGATGGGTCAATGCTGATGATGGAGATAACTGGGGCGCGTAATCCTGGTGGGATGTGTTCTGGTAGACGTTCGTTGTCTATGCACCCTGAGTAGAGTACGCCATCTTGTCCTAGTCCGCCTGTAATCCACGTTCTATCAACAAGATAGGTTTCATCTGCGAGGTCTTCTTGTTGGTAGATGACACGGAACCGTTCATTGTTTGAAGAACGGAGATACGAGAGGTCTTTCCACGAAAGCCTTTTGGGGTCAAGTAGCGGTCCATCAGGGTAAGCAGGCGCGTCAAGACGCCTGGACTTAGGACCAGTATCCAAGTCTTCGTAGTACGCCTTGTAAATAATATGCTTATATTTTTGTTTCTTGGTAGGTTCGGGTTTCTCAAGCACATTGGAAGTTGTGACATCTTCGCCATCATAATCGTCCTCATCTAAGTCATACGTTACTTTGTTCAGACAGTGGGCATACAGGTCGCCTGAGCCGAGTCGCTGTCCGACTACCACTAGGGTGCCGCCTGGGTCTACGCGTGCTTCTGCCATTGAGTCCCAGCGTTCTAGGAGTTTGTCGCGGGCTGTGGATTCGCGTGCGTTTTCGGTGGAGGCGACGTCGTCAAAGAGGCATAGGTCTGCACGGTGTCCGATGAACTCTGCGTCGATACCATATGCGCGGACGGTTGGTTCTTTGTTGTCTAGCCCGTTTCCGTCTAGTTGTTCTACAATGAATTCTTCGGCACGCCATAGCGCGCCTTTGTCTGCTGGCTTGAATCGCCCATAGTCGATAGAGAGGCAGCCGAGTGCGTCTTTGGCTAAACCTTTCTTGGCTAGTTCTGTGTCAGCGAGCATAGGGTTGGGGCGTTCTAGGGTTTCGCGGATTCGGCGGGAGTACATTTTGGCTAGGTTTTGGTTGGCGGAACCGATGAGTACACGGATGGCACGGTTCTTTACTATTGCCCATACGGCAACATCATGGAACAGGGTGGATTTTCCTGCACCTGGTGGGACGTTGAGGCAGATGAATTCTTTTTCTTCGCTGTCTAGTGACATAACTATTTCCAGGGCGGCTTCTACTTGCCATGGTGCGGAGACTCGTCCTAGGTAGTGTTCTCTAAAGAATTGGAAGTCGTCTAGTCCTCTGCGTGCTTCTGGGGTGAGACGGTCTAACGGTATGGCTGGTGGTAGGTCTGCTGCTTCAGCCAAATCCATTGCGTCTTCCCATTGGACGCCACCTTGACGACGGGTGTGTTTGGTGAGTTCTATTGCTGCGACGTCTGCGTTTGCTTTGGCTACTTTAGATTTTTTTATCCAGTTGTAACCTGTGTTGGGGTGTACACCTGCGATGCGGCATGCGTCTAGTGTTGTGTGTCCTGAGTGGATTGCTTGCCAGAAACGTGCTTTGTCGTTTGCTGGAACTTTACGAATTCCCTGTGCCATTTGTATTTTGCAGGTTAGCAGATGTTTGCATTTTGTTTTGGTGTGTGTATACTTGCTGTCAACTTCACAAGTCGTCACTGTCGGGAGATAGCGATGCACGCATGGCTGTACACCTGTTGCAAGGTGCGGGGC